TCGCATAAGTAGGATCATCTGTTTCGCCCAAATATCTCCTATATAGACCCCCCAAAATTTTCTTACACTCTTCTCCAACAATTCTAGGATTTCCTTCAATCCTATACTCATCTTTTATCTTATCTGCGTAAATCATGCGGCAGCCGGTCAATGTTAATATTATCCTCGAATAATTTAATCATCAACCTAAGCCCGCACCTCCTTCCCTTCTATTATCTTCTCTTGTTTTACCTAATTATTATTTAAAACATTCCAATTAGCTCTAACATTTCCATTTTTATCATATATAGTCCCGCAAGATCCATTAGAATTAATTTTTAGCAACTTCCGCGTACAAAATCTATCCTTAGATCTATAAACACATACTTCTACATCACAAACTACCATCTTTTTTCCTTTCTACTATTGCCCTATTATATTATACCAAAAATTTCGCTAAATGTCAACTTCTTGAAAAATTAAAAAATTTATGCTATAATAAAAGAAACAAAAGAAAGGAAAAATAAGAATGAGTAATGCAGAGTCAGCAGTAGAACTTGTTATCAACTATCTAGAAGCAGAAAACATATTGATGACAACCGAACAAGCTGCCTCAATTGTTAATAAATGGGAAGCGATTCTAGATCCAATTGATTGCATTTCACTTGCTGCTGTTGCTATTGCTAATCCGAAGGAAATCGCACTTTCGCAATCAGAGATTCGACAAATTAAAGAGTTCTTTTTTCCTTCTGATAATTCTTATGAAGATGGTTTCCACATATGAAAAGCATCACACTTACAATTTTTTATCTTTTTGCTCTGTTGTTTATTTCTGTTAGCGCGATCACAGGTGGGACATTTATCATATCCACTTTATTTTCAATAAGTACCTGGCTAGGAATTATCATTTGCATGGCTTTTTATATTTTTGTACTAGTCTTCTTTATTTTATCTGAAGTATATTAAAAATGAGGAGTTTAATATGTTGAATGAAAAGGATATAACGAAAATCTGTGAAGATATTTGTGAGAAAGTTGGATACACTTTCAACATCCCCGTAAAAATCAACAAAAGATTAACTCGCACTCTTGGTAGGGTAAAATGGATCAAATCAAGAGGAGTAGTTAACCCCTATCTCATGGAAATTTCTTATCAGCTTCTTTCAACATCTACACAAGAGTCAATCATGGATGTAATCCTTCATGAATGTGCTCACTACCTCGTTATTGTAGAAACTCATGAACCTCATGGTCATGACTTCTACTTCAAAGAAATGTGCAAACGCATTGGATGCACGAATGATGGAACGCACATCAAGAATCTCGCTACTATTGTTCCAGAGAATGAAATCTATAAATATTTTGTAGTTTGCAAAGATTGTGGTGCAGTCGTCGGTAGGTATCATAGGGCTGGGAAAATCATCAAGAATATCGAGGATTTTTACTGCAAAAAATGCAATGGTGATCTAGAAGTGATCCAGAACTATTAAACATTAACCCATTCCCGCGGAGGTGTATATTATGAGTACAGATATTCATACCAGAATTGCTATATATAATCCAGATAAAAATATCTGGGAAGAAATTAAACTTTACACTCATAGTGAAGATTTTCCTATTGCTCGTTTTTTTTCTGGAAAAAATTATACATTATTTGATATACTAGATGGTAGTGGTGGTAATCTTGATCCACTTCCCATTAGATTAGAGTCTCTTGATCCTTCTTTTAAAGAAGAAATTAAAAGAGAAATGGAGGCAATAGGTACTTACGGTTTCCACGAAGTTAATTTAGCTGATTTAAAACTTTTTCTCGCTAAAAATCCAAAAGTAGAAGACCCGAACAGCGAACGTTTCCTATTGATAGAAAATCCAGTAAAACGCTTTATAGATCTAGCAGAAACATATGTTTATTTTGCGAATTACGAATGGACTCATCCTTCTGAAATAAAAATACTATACTGGTTTGACTGTTAAGAGGGGGTATATACCCCCTCTTTTGACAATTAATAAAATTTATGATATAATAAAGATAATAAAAATAGAAAGGAATACATAATTTATGAGCAGATATGAAGATGATTATTCTGTTGCTCCAGGAGGAGTAAGACAAAAAGACCTCGTCCTTGCCACAAATGAATTTGTTTATGTCCAAAGCAGAACGAATGGACAAATTAAAACATATACAGGCCCCATTATGCTAACCATTTCTCAGCAAGAGTCTCTTGTTGTATTTAATCCCAAGTCAAAAAGATTTGAAGAAACATCTGATTTTGAAAAAGCGCGGCATCTCTTGGTGTCTGCCCCTGAGAACTGGTATGTAATTTTAAAGAATCCAGCAAATGACAATATTCATCCAGAAATGGGAAAGGCATCTATTGGAGCTGATCTTGAAATTGGAAGAAAGATTATTGTAAATGGACCTTGTTCCTTTTCTCTTTTCCCAGGTCAAATGGCGAAAATAATTCAAGGACATAGACTCCGTTCAAATCAATATCTCCTGGCTCGAGTGTACGATGCGGCTGCCGCACAAAAAGGTATGCAGTCTGCAATTATGGTAGATGCAGAAGGTAATGAAATTGCTTCCAAAGAACGTTACCACTCTGGGCAGCTTCTCGTTATCAAAGGAACAGAAGTATCTTTCTATATTCCTCCAACAGGAATTGAAGTAATTCCAGTAGGAGATAAGGGCGCAAGCTACATCAGAGATGCTATTACTCTTGAAAGATTGGAATATGCAATTCTAAAAGACGAAGATGGTAACAAGCGTTATTGTCATGGTCCTGCTGTTGTTTTTCCTGAACCTACAGAAACATTTGTAGAAACTCCTAATGGTGGAAATATTTTCAGAGCATTGGAACTTTCTCCTATTAGTGGAATTTATATTAAGGTAATTGCACCTTACAAAGATGACAATGGAATAGAACATCCAATAGGGGAAGAATTATTTATTACTGGAAATGATCAGATGATTTATTATCCTCGCCCTGAGCACGCAATGATCCAGTATGATGGTAAATATATGCATCATGCTATTGCTATTCCAGAAGGAGAGGGTAGATATGTTCTTAATAGACTTACAGGGGAGATTAAGACTGTAAAAGGTCCAAAGATGTATCTTCCAGATCCTAGAACAGAAGTAGTTGTCAGAAGAAAACTTTCTGCAAAAGAATGTGATTTATTTTATCCTGGGAACCAAGAAGTTCTTAATTATAACTACCAACTTTCTGAACAGGCAACAGAAAGACTTGCAAAGAAAGGTCTTTCAACTGCAACAACAGATTGCTTAAATACTGCATACTGTACTGCTGATCAGGCTTCTACTCTTGCCATTTTTGAAGCTAATGCAAATATTTCTCGCGGTACCTCCTATACAAAACCTAGAACCATTACCCTTGAAACTAAATATGAAGGAGTAGTAGCTATTGATGTATGGACAGGATATGCGGTAAATGTTATATCAAAAAATGGTAAACGAGAAGTTGTTGTAGGTCCTACTACACGACTTTTAGATTATAATGAAACTCTTGAAGCAATTAAACTCTCTGTAGGAGAATCTAAATCTTCTAATAAAACAGAAACTACTGCTTTTCTTAGAATTGAAAATAATAAAGTTGAAGATATTATTCAAGTAACTACTAAAGATTTTGTTTCCGTTAAAATCAGACTTTCTTACAACGTAGATTTCTTAAAAGAATATAAAGATAGCTGGTTTAATGTTGAAAATTATGTAAAATATTTGTGTGATAAAGAAAGAAGTATTATTGCACAAGAGGCTCAGAAATATAACATTGAAGATTTTTATAATAATATAAATTCAATTGTTCGTTCTGTTGTACTTGGATTAAATGATAAGTCCGAATCAAATCAACCGGGGAAACTTTTCAAAGAAAATGGAATGTTTATCAAAGATGTGGAACTTATGACAGTAGCAGTTCAAAATGATATTGCTCAAATTTTACATGACCATCAAACCGAAGTAATTGAAAAGACTCTCGCGCTTTCTGATGCTGAAAGAAAAGCGGAAACCGATAAAAAACTAGCCGAATACGAACAACAAGCAAATCAGCTAAAATACGATACCAAAAAGATGGAACTTGATTTGCAAACTTTACATGAAGAAAATAAAATTGCCGCGCGTGCTTTACTAGAGGAGAAAGAACGTATTGCGAACGCTGCACAAACACAAGCGCGAGCAGATCTTCAAAAAGTTTTAAATGAAAGTAGTGACGCAGAAAATGCTAGAAAAATTGCCGAAGATGAAGTTGCTATTACTTTCCAGAAAAAGCAGGTTGAAATTAAGAAAGCTGAGCAAGAAGCCTATGCAGAAACTATTAAGGAAATTATTTCAACTATTAGTCCTGATTTAATCGCTGCATTAACTGCAAAAGCAAATGCATCCTTACTTGAAACTGCTACCAAGAATATGTCTCCTTATGCTATTAGTGATAACGAATCTGTTGCAGACACAGTTAATAAGCTAATGCGTGGAACAACTCTTGAAGGAGTTATCAATAATATCACTCGTTAAAAATAAAAATAAAGAGGGTTTTTCGCCCTCTTTATTTTTTTGAAAATTTTTGATATAATTATAATAGAAAATAATATAATAAGAAAGAAGGTATGGTTATGTTCCCTACAAATTTTAATGATGCAATTAAAAGCGGATACGCTCCTTATATCATGGAGAGTTTCGGCAGAGATGATCTCGTAAGCACTAAAACCGCAAAGATAAATGCAATCATTAACGATTTTGTAAAATATCATAAAGATGGATATGATATTAACGAAGGTCGTATTCAAGCAAAGATCTTTGGCAATCATCCCGTATCTCTTTCAGAAAGAGATTATTATTATATTAAAAGACAAGTAGAAAGGATGCTGCGATGAAATATATTATTATGTGCGGCGGTCGGTATGATGATTGGTAGACCCCGAGACAACTGTCAAAGATTCAGGGTGAAACAGTATTAGACCGCACCATCCGCATTTTAAGATAGAATGGCGTAAAAGATATAGCAATAAGCTCAAACGATCCAATTTTTGAACAGTTTAACGTTCCAGTATTAAAACATCCAAATAGTTATCATGCATTAACACATCATAAAATTGAAGGTTACTGGTATGATGCTTTTTATCCTATTGACGAACCAGTTTGTTATATTTTCGGGGATGTTGTTTTTTCTCCTCTTGCTATAAAAACAATAGTAGAAACAGAAACAGATAGCATTGAATTTTTTGCTTCCGCTCCTCCTTTTAGTCACAGATACATTAAAAGGTGGGCGGAGCCGTTTGCTTTAAAAGTAGCAGATCCCGCACTTCTACGTAAAGCAATAGAAAAAACAAAAGAATATAATGAACAAGGTTTATTTAATCGTAGACCTATCATGTGGGAACTATGGCAAGTAATTAAAGATACTCCATTAAATAAAATAAATTATAAGAATTATACAGTAATAAATGATTACACCTGTGATATTGATGATTTAAAAGATATTCAAGAGATAGAAAGGAATATGTAATGGAACCATTGGTCTTTGCACTTTTTAGCTTCCTATGTAGTATCCTATGGATTACTACAAATGATTTGCCTCTTATCTCAAAATTATGCCTATCTATATTTTATTTAGTGATTGGCTGTTGTTTTTTATTAATGTGGTGGAAAGGAAGATATTAATATATGGAGATTGTAGAGTGGCGAAACTGGGATGATGAAGTAACTAAGCATTATTTCAAAAATATGCCTGTTAAATTAACTTATACCGAAGAAGAATATCATGCTGTTGCGGACGCCGTTAGAAAATGCGGATACCGGTTCCCTGGAGATTATCACCAGAATGGATATCATGGAGTCCCAATCTTTGAAAATGGAAAACCATTTCAAGTAACTCAAAGAGAGTGGGGACGAGTAATGGCATTAGCCTGGCCTGAATTTATAAAAAAGATTAAATCGAAGTTAGAAAAAGAAGATACTCGTTCATGTTATGATTACATTTATTACACCTGGACTATGGATGAATTTAAAAATACTTACAATTATCCAAAAAAGGAGGAAGAGAAAGATGAGTTTGATCTTGATTTTTCTTAATTTTTTCCTATTTATTTCATATCTTTTTATGGGTATCTATGAAGAACATCCTTCTTATTTTATTCTTAGCATAATTTGGTTCGCTTGTGGCATTTTAAATACTCTAGCCTATATAAAAGAAAGAAGGTAAAATTATTTTACCTTCTTTATTTTTTTAAAAATTTTTGATATAATATATATACAATAAAGAAAACAAAAGCACTTACCGAAAGGGGAAATAATATGAAAAAGATTTATGTAGCTCCTTCTTATCAGGGTATGACAATTAAAGCTGTTAATGAGGAAACTCATAAGGCACTTGTTGAAGGTAAGTGCGATCGTTGTAGCGGACTTGGCTTCATCGTAGCAAGAGTAGAGAATGGACAGTATATTCCCATTCCTGTAGATGGCGGCGTCTGTTACAAATGCAATGGATCTGGTCTGGAGCAGAAATGGGTCAAGGCTTACACCGAAGAAGAGTATCAGAAATATCTTGACAGCAGGGAGAGGGCTAAGGCTCGCAGAGAAGCAAAAGCAGAAGCTATTCGCCAGGAAAAACTTGACAACAGCAAAGCAAACATGGAAGCAAAACTGGTAGAGTGGGGTTATGATCCTGAGAATCCCCTCATTTGGCTGGTTGGTGGCGGAAACACCTATGCGATCAAGGACTCGCTCAAGGAACAGGGATGCAAGTTCTGCCGCGAATTTGGATGGTATTCAAATAAACCGATCGATGTCCCTGAAGGATATGGAATGGTTAGTATTAACTTCTTCGATGTTTATACATGGTTTCCTCTTAGCAAAAGATTTGATATGAATCCTAATGCTAAGGAAATTGCGGACGCCGCTCTGGTAGCCCTCCTTCCTGAATCTCATTCAGAATATCTCGGGGAGATCAAAGAAAGGCTTCGCGATCTTAAGGTGACATTGACCAGCGCCCGCCAGATTGATAGCTATTATGGTCCCGCTATGATTTATACTTTCAAACAGGGAGAGAACGTACTTGTTTGGTTTACTTCCTCTTGTAAAGACATTGAAGTTGGTGATAACCTCCTTCTTACCGGAACTGTTAAAGATCATGACGAGTATAACGGAGTAAAGCAGACTAAACTCAGTAGATGTATCATCAAAAAGGACGTTGCATAACGTCCTTTTTCTTGCATTTTTTTAAAAAATATGTTATAATATAATTATAAAATATAATAAAAGGAAGGATATTATGACATACGACAGAGAAAAAATACTTGAACTGTTTAAAAATGCTCCTCTATCTCCTCTCGAACCTTTCACAGAGGAACATAATTGGGATGTACTTAGTTCTAATCCTGCTTTAAGTAATAATTATACAGGTTATCATGGAGCAACACGTTTTGTATTAGTGCCTGACGATAAAGAAAAGGATTTTGTCATTAAGATTCCATATAATGACAATCAATATGCACCTGGTCATGATTGGGACTATTGTGCTACCGAAGAAGATCGGTATTATATTGCAGAAGAAAAAGGTATGAGTAAGTATTTTGCAAAAATTGAATTTGTAGGATATGTAAATAACTATCCTATCTATGTTCAAGAAAAATGTATAATGAACATAGATTACGTTTCTTCTGTAAATGCAGATGAAATTCATGAAACTCGATCTCTTTCACCTTATCGTGGAATTGATCCCGAATGGTTGACCGCATTTAGACTTACTTATGGAAAAGAAGCATTTTTCAGATTTATTAACTTTATTCAAGATTTAGAGTGGGATGACGATTTATATTATAATGTAGGGTTTCTTAATGACCTTCCTGTTGTAGTAGATTATGCGTCTTACTGTGAACCTGTTTGAATTTTTTCAAAATTTTTGATATAATAATAATATAATAAAGAAAGGGGATATTGCTATGGGTTGGACTTATGAAGATCAGATGACTTTTGAATCGGACTATGTAGATTCTATTCTCTTTTGTGGTATGTTAGATTATGAGGAAGAGGAGGAATGGAGAAATGAACTTTGCGATTCCTTTCACGAGGAAGTTTAAGTATATGGAAGATGAAAATCTTTAGCTTAATATTAAATACAAGCCAAAGATTAAAGAACTAAGTGATTTTATTTCTATCTATGGTCAAAAACATCGAATTAATATATTCCTAGAAGATAAATTAGATGAAGACAGGGATTTTCAAATTATTGAAGCAATAGTAGAATCATACCCTGATTATAGAATAGTATTTTGTATACCATATTATTCAAAAAAAATAGAACAAAAGTTTAACGAAAGGAAACTACTTCATTATTATAATGAAATAGCTACAGATTGGGATACTTTTGCAGGTTTCTTACAATTAAATGTTACTGATATTTTCGTTGGAGAGGAAATTTGTTTTAATATTATATCAGCAAAACAAAAAGCGGAACAAAAAAATATCGCTTTAAGAACATATTGCAATATATGTCAGACTTCTTGGGAAGATACTCCATCTTTAAAAACATTTTTCATTAGACCAGAAGATATTTCTCTTTATGGGAATTTTATTGATACTTTTGAATTTTTCTTTAATACTTTTGATTTTCATAAATTAAATGTATTATATGAAGTATATGCAAAAGAAGAAAAGTGGTTTGGTTTATTAAAAGAAATAATTCTTAATTACAATGGAGATGAAGATAATCGTTTCCTTATTTCTCTATTTGGAGAAAGAAGACTAAATTGTAAGAAAAGATGTATGTATGAAGTTGATCAAACTTGTCACATATGCGACCGAATTGTAGACTTTAGTGAAACCTTGAAAAATAAAAATATTTATGTTACAATAGAAAAGGAAACAGAAAATGAATGAAACTAAAAGAATTGCTACCAATTATGCTGTAACAAGAGAACAGAAAAGATATATTGCAAAGCAGAATATGCTCAAAGAAGGTAAGAAAAATATCTGTAAGCATAGCTATTTAACAAAAGTAATAGGAACTTGTGAAGTACAAGAAAAAATTCCTAGCTATTTTGCTGAACATTGGAAAGAATATGCAGAAAAAGGATGGAATGAATAATGGCAAGAGGAACAGAAAGTAAGAATCAGATTTTTAAAAAGTTGCAGGAAATGTTTCTTGATTCTTTCTGGGAAGATGAAGGAAAGATCTTGCGTATCCCTATGACAGAAAATGGAGAGTGTATTGAAGTAAAAGTTACTTTAACGGCGGCAAAGACAAATTTGGGAGTGGGAGAAGGTGTCTCTAGTGCTTTTGCGGACGCTGCTCCTTCCGGAATTAATCCAGGCGTAGACATGAATGAACCGACGCCCGCAATTCAGGTTTCAGAAGAAGAAAAGGCTAATGTAGCTAAACTTCTACAATCATTAAATCTATGAGCCATATTTTAAAATATACAGAATGGGAATCTAATGGTAAATGGTATTCTGGTGATACCTCAGATTTAGCCAGGGGAAGTAATTACTGGTGGATTCCCGCAAGAATGCTAGGAATAGAACTTACTGATTTCATTCTCTTGTTAAAAGATGAATTTCATGTTGACAAATTCCATTATAATGAGGACACAAATGTTCTTTGTTATAGTTGGAAAAATTATGTAGATTGTCATAGATATAGTCTATTCATAAATAAGGAAGCTAGAAAAAGAAAATTTTTAATCTAAAGTGATTGCAATCTTCTTATATATACGTGGGCTGGGATTAAGTTACCCCAGGTCCTACCACCTGGAACGTGTGAGAATCAAATACCGGGGAACTCCAGGGTAGAATACCCTGCGAATGGGGGTTGTGCCCCATATTAGGGTGGTTATACCGTAAGTAGTAGCGGGGCAGACTGTAAATCTGTTGTCCTTGGACTCGGGAGGTGCAACTCCTTCACCGCCCATTTTGGAGGGATGTCCGAGCGGTTTATGGAACTGGTCTTGAAAACCAGAGGCCGAAAGGTCCGTGGGTTCGAATCCTACTCCCTCCGCTGTGGAAGATTAGCTCAATCGGTAAGAGCCCGGGCCTTATAAGCCCTAGGCCCTAGCAAGGTAAATCCGGGTTCGAGTCCCGGATCTTCTACTATCAAAGTAAGAGGAGGGATAATATGTAGAATAATGGGTTTGGTGCAATACCTTCACCTTTTGATGTGCGAGATTATACTATTGCAAAAACTGTTGATGTTTCAAAAGTTCCAGCAACTTTTGATTTGGGTATATTATCAATTAAAAATCAAGGTTCAAAACCAACCTGTGTAGCTCATGCTCTTGCAGAAATTGTTGAATATCATAGTTTTAAAGATTCATCTAAATATAATCGTTTTAGTACGGATTTTATTTATGGATGTAGACAAGAATGTGAATACATTGGAGATGGAATGTATCTAAGAGATGGTTTAAAAATTGTTCAAAAATATGGAGATTTATTAAAAAATATACTTCCTGGTAATAACGATTATGAAACTGCTATGAAAATAGTTTCATCAAATTTTAATTTTTATAAAGCAAAAGCATATCCAAATAGGATTAGTACATACTATAAAATTCAAAATATTAATGAATTAAAATACGCTATCTATAATCATGGTCCCGTTTTAGCTGGTATGAAATGGTATGACGATGCATCTTTATCAACTAAAAATGTATACAAATATAATAAAAATGCTAATTATAGCGGTCATGCTGTTATTATCGTTGGCTGGACTAAAAAATATTTAATCGTTCAAAATTCATGGGGAGTTTTATGGGGTAAAAAAGGTCGCTTTTATATTCCTATTGACAAAGCTTCTGAAGTATTTTTTGAATTATATGGAATAACTGATAATATTCATATTCCTATTAATAAAAAAGAAAAAATAAAATATTTTAGTCCTATAATTAATGGAGTTGTAAACGCATTCAAGAGGATAAAAAAATGAGTAGAAGTTATAAAAAACATCCTATATGTAGTGATGGAAAAGCTGGTTCTACAAAAAGGTCTAAAAGAATAGCTAATTCAAAAGTAAGAAATACTGAAGGTAAATACAACAGAAAAGAATATAAAAAATTATTTTGCTCTTGGAATATACACGATTATATTAGTAGATGGACATGGTTTGAAGCTAAAAAAGCATATGAAGAAGATAGTGCATGGAGAAAAAGATTTCCTACTATTAAAGAATTTCATAGATATTGGTATAAATGCTATCGAGCAAAATAAAAAACGTTTGATTTTTACAAAAAATTTTGATATAATATATATACAATAAAAATAAAAATGAGTTTTTCCGAAAGTTCTTATTTGACAAAGACTGCGGCTTCAGTCCCGAAGTAAAGGGACGGTTTTCCAGATTGCTTGGTGTGATCCTCAGTGGTTTTTTCCTAAAAAACCAAAGATGCCTCGCACTCCCTATGATTTTAAATGTTTTTCCTAATGGGTTACCTAATAGTTTGAAAAAGGACAGAGGCTTATGCGCAGAGCCTCGACCTGTCTCATTGGTGTAGTGGAAACATACGTGCCTTCCAAGCATGAGTCACGGGTTCGAATCCCGTATGAGACTTATGCGCCCGTAGCTCAGTTGGTAGTAGCACTAGACTTTTAATCTAGGTGTCATGGGTTCAAATCCCATTGGGCGTACTTATCCCCTGAAGTTGCGATTCAGATGTAGGTAGGTCACGCGCCTGACCAAATGCAAATCCGGCGTGCGGTTAAAGCAGGAAAGTCCGCATAAAACATACCTGCGCGTGCCCTCGTAGCGCAACGGAAGCGCAAGTCACTTGTAATGACTGGGTTGCAGGTTCAAATCCTGTCGAGGGCTTTTATAATAATTTTAAAGAGGATATAAAAATGAATAATATTATAATAACCTTTATTCCCGATGGAAGCAATTCTTATGAAAGAAAGATCTCTTGTAACTGGGAAATTCCTTCTGATCCAGATCTAAATGAAATACATACCATTTGTAGAGATTTTTGTAAATTACTAGGATTTGCAGAAGTATCTATTGATAAGTTTTTTGGAAAAAAGTTTTATGAAGGGGATTTATAACGATCATTTGAAAAAATAAAAAATTTTTGATATAATTATTATATCAAATGAAAAATGCTTTTTATCATGTAGAGGAGTTTTAATTATGAAGAAAGAATTAGTAACTTACATGGTAACTTATCAGGATGACAACAGACAGAAGCATATTACTTTTGTAAAAGGATATTCTCAGGTACGTTTCATCGAAGAAAGATTCGGAAGCATCATTTTTGAAGCTCTGGAAAAGAGAAAAGATCGTTAATTAAATTGGGAGCGTAGTTCAGTCGGTCAGAACGCTTGCCTGTTAAGCAAGATGTCGGTGGTCCGAGTCCACCCGTTCCCGTGCAGTTAGTGGTAAGCTATAAACCACCTAAGTTCAATCTTTCTTCTCCTCGTAAGGCTGGCGGTAGCTAGCAAAAGAAAGAATTAAGGTAGTCAGACATATTAAGAGGTTCGATTCCCCGTGCTTGGAGTAATATGTTCTTGAAATCCGGATCTGCCTTTATGTTTAGAGTGACGACTTTAAACATATTTTATGTCTTAAACGACGGTTTAAGACATAGACCTTATAGTGTATTGGGATAGCACGCCGGTGGAAGAGAGGGTTCGATTCCCTCTAAGGTCATTTGGGATGACTTGCCCCAAACCAATGCAAGTTCCTAAGCTGTTGATGGTTAGAACAGCCGGCTCTAGATTCGGGCGTGAAATGAGGATCTATACGTTTTATTAGGTTTGAACGAGAAACCTAGTCATCATGGTATGGACAACCTGAGGGCTGGACCCGGCCCACCTTGTTGCAAAGATTGGTTATCAGGGGATCCGCTGTTATGTCACAGCGGCATATTCCTTCCGAATAAGAAGAGAAGAAATTAAAGGAGTCGAGTTTTGTCTTTTTTACTCAAGTTCGCAAATTAAAAAAGACTTGTCCAGTGGCTTGGTAAGTGCCTGGGACTATAAACTCAACTTACCATTTTGGGTCGGTAGCTTAATTGGGAAAGCATCTCCCTTGCAAGGAGAAAGATTGGGTTCGAATCCCACCGTATCCACTTAAATGCTTCTGTGGCGCAACTGGCAGACGCAATCGGCTCAAACCCGGGGTGTTGTAGGTTCGAATCCTACCAGAAGTATTATTTGGGAGTATAGCAGAATTGGCATATGCGTCTGACTTAGGATCAGAAGTCTGAGGGTTCGAGTCCCCCTACTCCTATACAATAGAGAAATGAGTAACAGCCTAACGGTGGGGAGGAAAAATCCTCGCTGGGAGTCGGCCCAGAAAAGGGACACGCCGCGGAAAGTAGTTTCTCTATTAATTTGACTCTGTCGTCTAGTGGTTTAGGACATCGCCCTGTCACGGCGAAGATCACGGGTTCAAATCCCGTCAGAGTCGCTAGTCAGATAAGACATTAAAATCACCGTTAGCATGGATTTGGGGAATTAAACTACCACTGGCTTGCGAGGTATGTGGCATTGTGACAAACGGTATATAAAGAGGCAAAGTAAATTCCCGTTCGGTCCTGTCGACTAAAGGCTAGGTCACGAGGCTTTCAATCTCGTAATGTTGGGTTCAAGTCCCACCAGGATCATATGCGACGTCCCTGAGGAGAATCTAAAGATATATAACCATGGCTCTAATATCTTTAGAGTGAAGGCTCATCACCTTCTCGTCGCTTTGGTATATACCACTAACTTCTTTTTACGAATAAGTGCTGTTGCAACTAACTTATTCTTCATATAGAAAAGGAGAAAAAAGGAGTGCGGACTCCGGTTATATACGCTAATAGGCTAGTCCAACGTTGCATTAACCTGTTCCCGCGTACCCTAATGATAGAACTTCATAGCACGAAGTAAACTCATTTTAGAAGAAAAGCGCAGATGAAGTGTGGATGCAATTTCCACGTAGGGTATTTCAAAAATTTTTGACAAAAACGAAAATTTTTGATATAATATATGTATAAGATAAAGAAAGACAGTTACAGCCATTAAAATAAAAAAATAGGTATTTTAAATTAGTCATTTAAAGAATCACTTTTTATAAACTGTCTTGATGCAAAAAGATAGCAACGGTAACCTAAGAGGAGTGTACATTAACCTTAGGAGAGTCCACCAGACTGTGGCGGTCGGCAGGGAGAGATCATAACAGACTATCTGATGGGAGTCATGACCCAAAAAATTCAGGCTATAAACAAAAGTCAGAGAGCCTAGAAATGGACAAAGCTATTTTTTATATATTTTGCGGAATGGAGAAGGGGTCATCTCGTTTGCCTCATAAGCAAAAGATCGTGGGTTCAAATCCCACTTCCGCGACTTTCACCCATTACCCTCTTTTGTTGTAATATAGAGGTTCCCAGAGTGGCTTGCTCTTAGAGTAGTAAGGTTCGAATCCTTACCTGGGACTTTAACTAAATAAAATAATTTAGTTATATTTATGATTCAACTCAGTGATAAACACTAATTCCATAGTGCTGAGGTGTTAACCATTATTGGAAATAATGAAACAAAGAGGATACCCTTTGTGTAAAAAGAATCTATGCAGTGATGTACATAGGTCGCCTTTAAGAACTTAAAGGTTTCGGTTAACAGCGCTGGTGTAATCGCGACTAAAAACACTGTTCCAATCGGCTTCGCAATATGGGGTTCTTAACAAGAGCACCAATCCAAGTTAGGTTTGACCTGGAAAATTAAACAAACCTTGGAAATCCACTAAGAGGTTTCGCACTTGAACTGATGAAAGTCAGGTATAAGATTGGGTCAGGGTACGAGTAGGCTAAATGTGCGTTGACTTTGATATTGGGATTTTTTACAGTAAGAAAAAATTCGTAATATTAACTGAAAGGTAGCTGAAAGTTAAAGGTAACAAATCCTTTATGAGATTTGTCTGCTATGCAGATAGGATATATTGCATATTTATCTGCTATGCGGATGGGGTATATAGCATTAAAGTCGCTCTTTAATGCTCAGGTATATCTCCTCATTGGTTGAACATAGGCGAAGGTTATTACCAGTAAGGCGAAGGTCTGTCATAAATATAACTAAGTTATTTTATTAACAAAACAAGAGATAAAAGGAGATAGGAATATGGATCGAAATAAGATCAATGGACTGTTGTTTTACTTCCAGAATTCAAGTGAGATTGATCCCGGTATTCAGGAACAGGTAATTGAAGTTCTTAGTGATGCTCTTGAAGTTCTTGATGAACAGGATGCGGCAGCTGCTAAGAAACGCAAGTCCCCGAATAAGTCTGGCGTTCTCCAGATTGACATTGAGACAGGGAAGATTCTTGCAGAGTATGCAACTCAGAAAGAAGCCCTTGCTGCTATTGGTAAGGAAGGTAAATCTGGTATTGGTGATGCTTTGAATAAGCGTACCAAGACTCGTGTAGCTTATGGATTCCGCTGGGTATTCAAGGATGAATATGACGAGTTCCTTAAGGAACAGGCCCAGTAATGATTTGTAACTCGTTGTTTGGCAGTTTTTATAAACTGCCATTTTGTTTGCACTCGTGGCGGAATTGGCATACGCATGGGACTTAAAATCCCAGGAGATAATACTCATGTGGGTTCAAGTCCCACCGAGTGCACTCTGGCACACCAGATCTACTTAATATAATAACACCGTTGACTAATGTAATCGGTTGTTTGGTTTTGGATATTGTGTGCAATATTTGCGTGACGGTGCGCATGAAAACAAGACTGGGCAATACGAACAAATCATATTAGACTTCTTTTATATTTAATGAGGCGTGGATGAGGATTAAGTAATCACATGATGAAGATGGCAACACAAACCAACTAATAGTGTTTCGGTGTTGAGTAATTTAGATAAAGGTAAGTTTAATATGATTATGTTTGGGGCTGTAAATAGTTTCGACAGGGGTATAAAAATTATAAGTTCGTTCGAGTAATTGACGTAATCAATATATTAAAATAAACGCAAACGATTATTTTTATCCTACAGCGTTAGCTGCTTGATTTAAGTTTTATATAGTTTTAATGTAACTATTTATCACAGATACAACGTGGAAAAACTTATAATAAGTAGTATCGTTGGACGCCGGGGCAGTACCGGCCAGCTCCATTTAAGACACATACAGCAATCAACAAGAAAAAAACTGTTTTGGGTAAACTGTTTATTTACTTAGTGTCTTGTTATATTAATCTGGCCCGTTAGTGGAGAGGCTTAACACCCCAGACTCTAAATCTGGTGATCCTGGGTTCGAATCCCAGCCGGGCTATTATATGGAAGTGTCGCATAGTATGGCTTAGTGCAGAAGTTTGCTAAACTTCCGACCCGAGAGGGTCCAGAGGTTCGAATCCTCTCACTTCCGTTAAAGGTTGGTTAACTGCAATAAAAAATCTGAAGATTAAAAAGGCTGCAAAGTAGTATCTTTCTTTCAAAGAATTTCTTTTGAACTACAATAAAATACAAAGTAAATTCTTACCAATCTTGTATAAAAACAAAAGAAAGAGGGATGTATATGAGAAAAAGTGCAATGATATTAGATTATCCCTTTAAATAGGGCAATTTCTATGTAATGGGTCTTGAATAGGAAGACAATATTCTAAATTTAACATAGTATGATTTTGATGACGAAGGTTATTTTACAATAGCAGAAGATTTATACTTACCTTTTTTAATATAGGGATACTTATCTTCTCTTGTTGATATTCTAAAAGATTAGAGATATACTAAAGAAAACTTCAATGATTTCAAAGGAACTGATGAATAGTTCTTTGGATTAAGAGATTACATTTAAAATTATAAGACACATACAGCAATTCTTATAGAAGACTATATATTATGAGTTCGAATCTCATCTTAAAATTTAAGTAGCCAAATGGTAAAGGCAATAGTAAACATTAAGTGTCTTGTATATCGGGGTGTGTTGCAACTGGTAGCATGCGTGATTTGGGATCACGTGGTTGTGGGTTCGAGTCCCATCACTCCGTCTGTGACTATCGTATAATGGTAATACCTTAGATTGTGGTTCTAAAGATCTGGGTTCGATTCCCAGTAGTCACCGCTGGTAGCCGTAGGAACTTAGATTCTTGTAAGGGTAGCTCCCGAGCCAGTCATTAAATAAGTACGGTGAAATCCCTGGATTAAATGTGCCATCAACAAAGTGGCGGTTCCAGGCTATGCCTAGGAAGTGGCTAGCCGCCAAATATGTTAAGAAAGGAATTAACAAAATGAAGTATTACAGTACAGATCTAAACAAATTTTTTGATTCAGAACAGGAACTGATCAAAGCAGAGAATGAAGCAAAAGAAAAAGAACGTATAACAAAAGCAAAAGCAGAACAAGCACGTGCGGAAAAAGAAAGGGCGGAAGCTGCTAAGAGGGCTGAAAGGACCAGACGTGCGAAAGAGGTCGAGGAAGCCTTTAGAGAAGCTAGGGAAGCACAGAATAAAGTTAGTAAACTTCTAACAGATTTTACTAAAGATTATGGTTATTTTCATACTACTTTCTCTTGTGACGACGTAGGAGAAAATGATGTTTTTGACTTCCTTAGTGTCCTTAGTAAGTTTCTAAATTAAAAGTCTGCTTTAGGAATTTAGGGTTGTTTATATTTAGATAAACAGCCCTATTTTTTATTACGAAAGGAAAATAGATATATGAGAAAAAAGATATTAAGTTTGTTTTTAATCCTTAGTTTGATTTTTGGAGCGACTCTTATTATGCCAGACTTAAATCATAAGAGTCCTTTTGTTGTTACTGCCGAAGCAAAAAAGAAAAAGAAAAAAGCAAAATATTCTGCTAAATACTTTAAAAGAATGGGAGTTATTCGCTGGAATGGATGGCGGTGGACTTGGTATTCACAACGCGTTCTTCCAGGTAGAGGATTAAAAATTCCAGGCAGACACGTAGATAAGAATGGATATGTCTGTGATAAGAAAGGATATATTTGTTTAGCAAGTTCTAAACTAAAACGTGGTAGAGTTGTAAAAACCCCGTTTGGTAAAAAAGGAAAAGTTTATGACAGTGGATGTGCTTGGAACACGTTAGATGTGTATACTAACTGGTAATGTAACGTCCGCATTGATTTTTTTTAAAATTTTTGATATAATATATTTATGAAAGATATGAAAAACGTATCTTTCTATTGATCTGTTCGTCTAATAAGAAGGGCATATCGGCTGCAACCCGATAGACTTCCGTGCAAGTCGGAAACAGATCTTTAAAGAGACATACAGCAATATTTATTAAAATGGTTAAAGAAAAATTCTCCAAAAATTTTTTGAAAGGTTCAAATCCTTAAATGTCTCTTGCTATGGCTTGTAAGCTAATCTAGTGAAAGCACTGGTCTGAAGAACCAGGGAGCCTGGAGCGTAACCAGGACAAGCCACTTCTTAGCCCCTTCGCCAAGTGGCTCAAGGCACAGGACTTTGACTCCTGGATATGTCGTTGGTTCGAATCCAACAGGGGCTGTATGGGTTCTTGGTGTAGTGGTAACATGACTGACTCCAAATCAGTAGACAGGGGTTCAATTCCTCTAGATCCTGTTAAGCTACGGTCGGAAATCGTGGCTTACTTAATCTGATAGGATGTTACTCTTGTCGAGAAGTGCGCACCCCATTTAAAGAGTGTCTTGCAAGACTTTGGGAAAATATCCACACTATCAGCGTTACGGCTTAACGATAAAGCCGACTAGCCCCAGTAGCTCAGTGGACTAGAGCATACGCCTTCTAAGCGTAGGGTCGTTGGTTTAAATCCAACTTGGGGTATTCTTCTCTTTTGAACGAAGTAGGTGGCATACGAAAAGTTGGAGAGAAGGTTAGATCTAACGGGTTTTGGTGCTGATGACGGACTGTGTCGCGCCACGGTTTTCCCGACATAAACCAAAAACCTTATATATTGGCGTATATAAGGATTGAGGATTAGCGCCAACTAATTCCTCATTAAACTCCGATAAGCTAACGGAGAGACTACATGGCTACGAACCATGAAATGTGGGTTCGATTCCCTCTCGGAGTATTTTTTAACAAAAGGAGAAGTAATATGCTATATGTAATTCACGCTTACGAGCAAATTTATGGCGGGCTTCATGGAATGGAAAACTGGTCTCTTGCAGAATGTTCCTCAATAGAAGAAGCTAATGAATGGCTTTTAGAAAATTCTATGGATGTTATCACATCTTATAGTTCTATAATTGAAGATTTGGAACAAACTGTAGAAGATTATAAAACCGACGACATGTCAGAAGAAGAGATTGAGGAATTAAGATACGATGTCTATAACGAAGATATAGATGGTGCTATCTATGAATTAAAAGAAGAATTTCAAAAAGACTATACGTCTAAAGATCTTGTAGAACTTGAAAGAGAATTATGTAACAATCCTGAAGATTTTGTTGAAACATATTGCATATATTAAACTATCTTGACAAAGATAAGGAGATTAAAATGAATACATTTTTAAATGAAATGAAGAATGAGATGAACTATGGCTATACTGAAAATGGCGGGATTAAGCATCTTTCTACTCTGGATAGTGTATTAGACATGTTTGCTATGGGAGGAGCCTACCGTAATAGAAGCGAAGGAGATTGTATCCTCCTTTTTAAGAACGCTTTTGAACAGGATAGTGTTCTGGCACTGAAGTGTCTATTCTATCTGCGGGATGTGCGCGGGGGCCAGGGTGAGAGAAGATTCTTCCGGACCTGTATGAGATGGCTCGCGGAAAATTATCCTGATAGGGCGGCCGCACTTATTCAGTATATTCCTGAATATGGTAGATATGATGACTGGTTCTGTCTCTTTGATACTTTTGTTGAAAAAGAGGTCTTTGAACAGATTAGGAGCCAGCTTATCGAAGATATGCGTACTGAATCTAATGGAATCAGTCTGTGTGCAAAGTGGCTTCCTTCTGAAAACACTTCCAGTGCAGAGACTGTCGCAAAAGCTAAGAAAATTAGGCATTATCTTGGAATCTCAGCAAGAGACTACAGGAAAATGCTGACTAGACTTAGAAAGAAAATTAACGTTCTCGAAATGTTAATGTCTGCGAATAGATGGGATGAAATCGAATTTGATAAGATTCCATCAAAAGCAGGAATAGTATATAAGAATGCCTTTGCTCGTAGAGATATTATCTCTAAAAAGTATGAAACTTTCATCAAGAGCAAAGATACAAAGGTAAACGCAAAGACTCTTTATCCTTATGAGATTGCGGAAAGGGCTTTTAAAACCTATGAACCAGTCGGAGGAATTAATAGACTCGCTCTCCAGAAATACTGGGATGCGCTTCCTGACTATTACCAAGGCCGCAAAGAGAATGGCTTAGCTGTTGTCGACGTATCTGGATCAATGTGGGGAAGACCGCTGGCCGCCGCAGTTTCTCTCGGTGCTTATGTCGCAGATAAGGCTCATGGGCCTTTTGCAAACCACTTCATTACTTTTTCTCGTGATCCAGAACTTGTCAGATTCGAGGGAGTGGATATTGTAGATAAATTTAAAAGAGCTGAAAACGCAAACTGGGGAATGAATACAAATATCGTTAAGGTATTTGAACTTCTTCTACAGACTGCTCTTAAAGATCATGTTAGAAAAGAGGATATGCCTACTAGGTTATATATCTTCTCCGACATGGAATTTGATAGATGTGTTACGACAAATAATAGGTCTATCAAATCCATGGATCAGATGAACACTGTTTTTGACACTATCGCTATTGAGTGGGCAAAACTCGGTTATACTCTCCCAGACGTTATCTTCTGGAATCTTGATGCCCGTCATAACAACATTCCTGCTATTGGAAGAGGTTTTTCATATGTAAGTGGATTCTCACCTACTATGATTGATACTATTCTCTCTGGTAAGGATGGTGTGAGCCTGATGCTTGAGAAGCTGAACAGTGAGAGATACGCTGTTATCAAATAAAAAATGGGGATTACCTTAATTGGTAATCCCCATTTTTCTGTTATTTATTTGTTTTAAACATCTCTTGAAGTTTCTTAACTCCAACAGATTGATTAATATGTCTTTCATGTAAATATTCATATATAGACATCATTGGAGCAGGTGGATCTCCATTAACAACTTTATAATTATTAATAAGTGACACAACTTGATCATGCAATTCTTTAATTCCATCCATTCTTACTGAAGATAATCCATAAAAAACACGAGCCACCTCTGGATATTCTTCTTTATACTGAATAGCCAATTTAGCATATTTTTCTGCATCATCTAATTCTTGTTCTATATCCTCAGATAAAAGTTTTATAATTTTCATATTATCTCTCCACTCTATCTTTTACTGCATCATAATTATATCGAGTGATTTTGAAAAAATCTTCTGGTGTAAGGTTTTCATATTTAACTAATATGATCATATCCTATAAGTTATATACACCATTATTCCACTTATAGGTAATTATATTCTCTGTTTCCATTTTATTGAACTCCTTTAATGAAACAGTAGATCTGCGCGGCACGCAGACCTACGTATTTCTAATTTTAAAGTGGGTTTTGGTGTTTTTTATTTGGATTTTATACCACTATTGTGTTATGGCTGATAATTATTGTTATTAATGATAGAATTAAAATAGTTTAGACAGTCGAGCGATTGTCCCTTGGGTTCGTTATAAAATCTATTTTAACTATAAGATGGATATCCGCTAGCCGAATCAGCTTGAAATACAAAAACAGTTGTTGTATTATTATATGAAGCAGTAAGACCAATAACTCTATAACTATTATTATTATCTATATAAACTCTTATAACAGACATAATATATGTATCTGTTTCGTCATAAGGGAAAATTATTACAGCAGAACCGCCATTTAAATAAAAATTATTGATTTCTTGCCATGTTTTATCTAAAACGATATTACCATCGTTGTTTGTACATCCTATAACCAGTGTCCCCCCACTGGCAATCCCATCTTCCATATGGTTGAGCTTCTCAGCTGTAATAACATCACCGTTCTGCCATGTTTGTTTTGTATAAGCCATAATTTATTCCTCCTTAAAAAAATTATTAATTTTTTAAAGTTTCAATTTCTTGCTTTAATTTATCGACTTCAGCAGATAATTCTTGTACAGCTTTAACTAAATAACCTACAAGATAATATGATTCAACTGATTTATAGCTATTCTATCCATTCTAAATTACCATACGAGAATCAATCTATTCGAGTTCATCTGCGATAAATCCAATTTTTTGATGCTCCCCAGTCCTTTTCCAATCGAACTGCCGCATCTTTATTTTATTAATAACTTCTAAAGCATTTACATCAGTATTCTAAATATTCTATTTTAAACGAATATCAGATGGTGTAGCATGAGATGATGCTGTTGCTACCCCATTCCAATCTACTGTAAATGCATTTGTTCTTGAACTAGTTCCAGTACCATTCCCTATAATAAAAGCATATGTATCATTTACATCTTCAACATTATATTTTCCAATTACTGTTTGAGCAGTTGAAGCTGCTATAGTATTATTTCCTCCTGCATGAGAATATTTACCACTAGCTTCAGTATTATTTCCTTCTGCATGAGAAACATCTCCAGATGCTATTGTTCTATTGCCTTCTGCATGAGAAATAGGTCCAGTGGCTTGGCTCTCATCTCCTTCAGCGTGAGAACTTGCTCCTAAAGCTTTTGTATAATCTCCTTCAGCGTGGGAAAAACTACCGCTAGCTGTATTTACATTACCTTCAACATGAGCACTATTACCACTAGCTGTATTTCTATTCCCTTCAGCATGAGAATATTTTCCACTGGCTATATTATTATAGCCTTCTACTATACTATAATCGCCTTTAGGATCATCTACATTTCTAACGCCTAAAGTATAAGAAGGTGATTTTGAACGGTATGATGTATAATTAATTTCATATTCAATTTTATATACATCATTAAAATTACTACATTCAATATTTATCGTAGTAGTATAATCTCCAACCGTAAGTTGTTTAAAAGTTCCTGTTATTGTAAAATCTACTTGATCTAATGCAGAACTGATAGGATGATATATTGTAAGAGAATCAGTTACTGTAAGAGTTTCTCCAACATCAGGTTCTGTATACATTATAGAACACGTATTATTAGCATTAACATTTGCAAAGAAATATACTTTAATATTTATATTAATATTTTCTCCATCTACACAACGAGGATTCTGTAAATTAATACTAGTTGTTTGTGGGTTAGAAGGTCTATAAATGATGGATCTTTCTGAATATTCAGCAGTTTCTTCATCTCCACCAGAATATATTTCAAATACTTTATCACGATTTACATCCTTAGCAAAAGTAGTAGCTGGAGTTATATTAAAATTAGCAGAATCTTCTTTACCAATTCTAGCACCATTAACACCAAAAACAGCTAATTCATTAGAAGAAGCATTTCCTTGTCCATCAAAAAGACCAATTCCATTAGCACTAAAAGTAGCTAATTCATTTAATCCATCTCTAATAGCAATACCATTACTTCTAGCAAGAAGATTTCCACCAGCATTTGCGGGATCTGCCATGAAATCCTCCTGCGGGATCTCTGTAATATGAGCTCCAGTATCAGAAAAAACTTCATACCAACCTTCTTCAGAAGGATTCTAGTTTCCTATAGGAACTACAAGTGTATAAATACTTCCAATTAATTCATAATAATCTTTACTAGAATCTACTGTAGTATCTTCAGTAAGATAGAACTCTTCTGTAAAATGCCAGAAGTATTGATTGGTAGACTCTGCTATTGCTAATGCGGAATGTGAGTCAATGCAGGATTGAGTGAGGGCCGCATCATATATAGGCACGGATGTTGAATCACTACCATCGTCATAAGTATAATACTATCTAGTCCATATATATTTTCCAGGTACATAATTTAAAGTTGTTACCCAATTTCCTCCAACTAAATCATTTGGATAAATAGATAAATAATACTGAGGTTGAGTGGAAACTATTCCAGCTCCATCATCTCCATTAGTTCCAACATAACTTTTACTATATGTAGTGTAATCATTACCATTAGTATAAGTATATACAGTTTTTGTCCATAACCACTAACCTGGATTTAATAAAGGAACCGTACTAAACCAATCTTGAGGTTCAATAGAACTACTATTAGACTTTCCATATGTAATTACAGTAGAATTGATTCCAGTCCCATCATGCCCATTAGTGCCGTCCGCACCTTTTATCCTACTCCAATTATAATCACCAGGATCTAAAGAATCATTTGAATTCTGGTCATTATAAACACCTATATATGTCTTACCTTCACTAATCGAGGTAGAAAATCCTGTACTACCATCTGCCGCAGTAGCCCAAGCTATATGAACATATTCAGATTGTCCGGGAATACCTTGATCTCCTTCCTAGCCATCTGCAATAGTCATTACAGTTCCATCAGTAAGAGTTACAGTAGTAACTCCATCCACTTTACTACTGCTTTGTACATATACACTAGTTCCATTCTATCCATCTGTTCCAACATAACTTTTGTTATAAACAACTTGAGGGTTTCCACTAGAATAAGTGTATGTAGTTTTAATCCATAGCCAATCTCCTTTAGATAGAGGAGGCATTGAACTACCCCAATTAGAAGGTTCTATACTATCACTACTAGAAACTCCATAACTCACTGTTGAACCATTTATAACCAGACCTGATGTACCAGGATCTCCAGTATCACCTTTCTATCCATCGGCTCCGCGCACCCCGATTATAACAGGGCTAATTCTTTCAGTGATTCCATTTGTCTTTTGATAAGAACAATACATCCATAAATATCGTTTCTAATTAGTCATTTGTTGCATAGTTGTAGTCCAACCTGGAGTATTTATAGTTACTCCTCTTTCCAAGTAAGTAGCTAAATAATAAAAAGTTAAAGAACCATCTATTGTATTTAATAAAGATGAAGAAATATCTCTTAAAGTTTCATTAAGAGTTTTACCATTATAACAAAAAATATAATCTCCATCTGTTGAAACCATTATTGGATTAGAGTATGAACCATCATTATTCTGAACTTTTACTTTTTTAAGTAAATCACTCATTGTTAAAAGGATTCCTCCTTTCTCATTTTTCTTTATAAAAATAAAAAGTACAGTTATAAAGCTGCTTATACTACCAAGTGGATAGTCCAAGCTGGGTAATACAGCGAACACTATGTTCCCATAGGTTTATAACTGTACTTTTTACTTATAAAATATATTTTCTTACTATAAAGCAACCTCTTATATTTATTTTTAGTTTAAAACTTTATATATGATTATTTCTTGTTGTTATAGTAAAAGCATATATCTTTCTCTTTATTTAATTTTTATTTTATAGTTATTTAACTTTTAAGTCCTTTCAAAAAGAAAGTAAGTATCAAACTTTATGTAATATATTTTTTATAAGAATTATGTATCGTTTCATCTTCCGTATAAACATAAGTAGTAGTAGTATCAATATTAGAATGTCCAAGAAGATTTTGAATTTCTTCAATCTTCATACCTCGTTTAGCTAATTTACTAGCGAAAGTTCGCCTAAATCTATGAGGATGAACATTTTCTACTCCTGCTTTTTCTGCAATACTATTTAAAACGTATCTAACACCATTAGCTTGTAGAACAGTATGATTTTTATTATAGAAAAGAGCATTACCTTTTTCTACTTATGATTATTCGTTTAAATCAATAATTACGTTATGACCTATTTCATAAAGAATTAAATCTCCATCTTCAATTCTAAATTTAGCAACTGGTTCCCCTTCATATTCATATATTAAATCACCGTTATTATCAATATAGAATTGAATATATTCTATACTATCTGTTGCCATTTCAATACCATTCTATATATAATTCAATTTATCTGCGGTAATTACTTCTCCGGGTTGCCAAGTTTGTTTTGTATAACTCATCTCTATCACCACCTTATCAGTTTTATTACCGTATTAAAGATCTTTATATGTGTAACGTTATTCATTTTAAGCCCCCTTTAAGAGAGTTTATGAAACAGTTACTTTACAAAATGCAACACAATTATGCCTTGTCGTGACTTTTATAATTGCAGTTCCAGCAGACACACCTATGACCATGCCCCCGTAACACGTTGCTATATCTGGATTATAACTTTCCCATTTCAGCGTCATGTCAGATGGATTTGCAGGAGTAAAAGTCTGGTCAAGGTAGTATCTTTGTCCGACAGAAATTGATGCCGTTGCAGGAATGGATATAGCTGTTTCTTTGATGTACTCAGTCACACCGACAGGAGCATACACACGCACCCATTTCACATCTGTTTTTGCAATATCCCAATTGATTGTACCGCTTAACGCAGAAATACAATCAAGTACAAGATAATGCGGAATCTTGAATGGATTCCAGCCGTTTACTGTTGCGTTTGATGTATCCCATGTGCCTTTTAATACACCATCAACATAAAATTTTATTGATGATTCTGTCCATTCACATGCATAAATATGCCAGTCTGAAGGCGTACTTGTCAGTGATGCTACATTGCCACCAGACGCATATCCATTATCATGATCGAATCCATTTGAATCCCAGTGCATTCTTGCACCTACAGTTCCATTGTCATATTCAGCAATATCAATTTCGCCGCACGAAGGGAACTTCACGCCTTTGGATTCATCATATCTTGTGTCCTCTCCTGTGCTGATTACATCATCACATGCTCCTAGCGTCCAAAATGTAGTATGGTGTGGAGTTGCAGACGGGAAGCGTATTTTTGCCTCAATTCGTCCATATCGAAATTCAAACAGATTATTCGTGCAAATATATGCCCCGCTAAAATCCGTGTATTCTTTGGGATAGTCTTTAGCAGTCCAGAATGACATTCCTTTGCCACTGGATATATTACGCATAATGTCTTCTGAGTTCCAGTTATATCCACGATAATCGCCATACACATTCTTCCATTTAGTCAGGTCAATCGTAGGCTGGTCAAATTCATCGTGCCAAATCAACAACCTATCAGGCAATAAATCTTCAAGAGTTTCCTCCTGAATAATTACTTTTCCATTGATATCGTATATGTTTCCCATTAGCTAACACTCCTCATTTTTATTGATTTTATAAACATATATGCGATTCCATTGGTCAGAACGGCTGATACAATACCAGTAAAATCAAGATACTGAGTTGTGTTGTTATTTTGCGTCAATGAAATCGCATCGCCGTCAATATTTAGTGAATAAACCCCATTTGTGCATTTTACATTGTATGTGTGATACTCAGATCCATTCACGCCGGGTATATATGCATTAGTTCCATTTATACCAACAGCAATCCCTGCGTATGTTTTAGGGTTGTCCGGATTTAGCGAAGAATTTGCTATTAGTTTTATGCCACGGTATACCCCAGTTGAAACTTCTTCTGATAGTATTTGCAATTGTGAATTGTTTCCACTATAAAAAACATCACCAGAAGATTCATATGTATTACGGAACTTACAAGTAACTTCTAATTCATAGGAACCCATCACGCCAAAATCAAGATTGGGCTGTTTTGCATACAAAGCCCCTGATTCTGTTGTAAAATCATAGGAATCTGCCGTCATGTCATTTGGTAAAGTGTGACTAGATGCATCCCATTTATAATCCCAATATGCCGCCGATACAATAACAGTAAACGTATCAGTTTTTCCTTCATATGTGACCGTAATTGTGCTTGTTCCTTCTGTTAAAGTTCCAGAGAGGACATACCCTAGAACCACGGCGGAAGTAGAATCTGCATAATTTGCAGTAACCACAAGATACTGTCTTAATGTTTCTAAATCGTCATCAGCATATATAACATTTTGCCCTTGTGTAAATACAGCATTGATAGACAAAAGTGTTTTTGGGTTCATAGCAGATTCAAGAGCATCATAATAATCCTGTCCATCATCATCTATCCACGCAACATGTTCAAAACATGCCAATAAAGCGGTTTTAACATCATCACTGATACCTTCGATATTACTTAAATCATCCTTTAAATTAGAAATCTAATCCCCAGTCTTTTTACTATCAGCTGCCGCTCCTTGAATACTAAGAGTAGCATCTGTACTAAAAGTCACATCTCTATAACAAATAATCTCAACAGTACCACTACTTACAGCCGTCCCTAAAGTAATCGTAGCACTGCTATTACTATAAGCATCATCAGTTAATTTTGCTCCATCTACATAAACTTCAAATCTATCTCCACTAGTATAAGTATAACCAGTTGGATCAAAAGTAAAGCTACTTGTAGAACTACTTACAGTATATTTTTTTTCAAATCTTTGATTTTCAATATTAGTTGCAGCTGTAATAAGAGCATCAGCAGCATCAATTTTATTACTAGCGGTTGTCGCGGACTCCGCTGCTGCAATCGCACTAGCACTAGCCTATGTTGCATACTGAGGGAGGCCCGCCATCATTTCAGCGAATTCATCGGCTGTACCAGTGTAACCTTTTGTTTTAGCGTACGCATACGCTGTTACATGTCCTAAATTCATATATCACTACCTCCTGATACTATAAGATCTCCATTCTAATCTATTGAAAAAGTTACATCAACATATTCATTAGAATCTTGAATAAGATCTCCATTTTCATTTATATAAAAATATAAAAAACTTCCAACTCCAGGTCCTCCAGAACCACTCTAATCCATAATAGTTACCGCAGTCCAATGATTTATATTCCAGGCTTCCGCAGTTGTAATTTCAGTACTGCATTTATATAATCTATAACCATATATACAATAATCAGCTAAACTATATGTGCTAGTAGAATCATATTCACTAGCAACACTATCAACAAGAGCCTGAAAATCCTACATAGTAGGGACTGCTATCTATTGAACATCTGGATTAATCCACAACCTATTGCTACTTGCGCTAGGCTGAGACTCAGATACTTTAATCATATCCCCAGTTGCTTTAGCGTCAGCCGCAGTATCCTGAATTTTTAGAGTTTTATCAGTTTCAAGAGCAAAGCTATTATAAACTCCACCATCTTGCCATTCAGTCCCATCGTAATAATACCAATGCCCATTATTATATCCTGTCTCAGAACCAGTATAAATATAGATATGATTTGGATCAATCATTTCTGAAGCGATTGCCGCAGTAAGAGGAGATCCTATCATAGTTGTATCGGCCTTAATATTATCAAGAACATCAATAGCAGAACTAAGAAGGGTTAAATTATTGGTAATACTCCCATCTGTTCTACTATCTATGTTACCTATTGTCTATTGAAGATTGCGGCGGTTGGTCATTTCAACATTAACCGCGTCCGCACCAATGGGAACAACCTAGGAAAGAGATGTTTCATTTTTCTTCACTCTTAGATTTTTTATTGTATTACTCATTAAAAAATTTTCTCCTTTCTTCAAGATTAAATGAGTTACTCTATTTTATATTAAAAAAATTACAGTAAATCAAAACAGAAATGACCTTGACAAGTTTTAAAAAATTTGATAGAATAGACTTAGAATAAGGAGGTATAGAATGAAAACGTTAGCAATTGATGGATCCACTAAAAGTAGTGGTATCGCAGTATTTGATGATACAAAATTAATTCATTATGAATGTATAGAAGAAAATAGCGGAGATAAAAATAAAAGAATTTGTAACATGGTAAATGAAATTATGTAGATTATTGCCTAGTTTAAACCCAATAGAATTGTAATGTAGGAAGTTCTTCCTTAGGATGTAAAACATAATCAAACAATTTATAAGGCATTAATTTATTTGCAAGCTGGTGTTGTGTTATAGAATTGGAAACGCGGAGGTCCCGATATAGAATTCATGGGATCTAGTCATTGGCGGAAGATATGCGGGATCCGCACCGGAAGAGGTGTCCGCCGCGATACTCTTAAAAAAGCAAGCCAAGATTTAGTTAAAAATACTTATAACATTGAAGTAAATGATGATGAAAGTGATGCAATTTGTCTAGGTATGGCTTATATAAAATAGAATAGAAGTGCATTTTAATAAGGACAAAATTAAATAAAATCATTTCCTAAAAAATAATATCAAATATGAATATATTATTTTTAAAGAAAGGAGAAAAAGGATGCCTATAGTTTTAAAACCTGGTGCTCTCAAATTTAAAGATGAGCAAGGTAATTATACAAGTCATAATATTTTAGCTGATTAGTCTGTTGAAGAATATTTACAAGATATAGAAGATAAAGGTAATCAAGTTTTAGATTCTATTCCAGATAAATATTCTGATTTATCTAATCATGTTGATATATTAGATGTCCAGAGCTATAATTATGTAGATTCTGGATATGTAGAAGACGGAGTGGCTTATTTTACTCATGGCGAAAACATCCTCTTTGAAATCACCGGTATTGGTGGTGGTGGCGGAGGAGGTGGCGGAGGAGGAGGAGGTAATGAAGCAAAACTTACAGTTACAAACACCTCTGGCTTCAACTCCAAAACTATTTCAACTGGAGATGACTGTATTTTAAGTTTTACTTGGTCTTCGATAGAAGATAGCCAACCAACTGGTGATGGAACTTTGACAGTAACTTCCAATGGAGCCTTAAAACTCACCCAAAATATCCAACAAGGTGGAATACAAGTTAATGTAGGTCCTTATTTAACAAGTGGAAATAATACTGTTAAAATACAAATAACCGATATATATGGAAATTCAAGAATTATAGCCTTTACAATAATATCAGTTGAATTATCTATTCGTTCTACTTTTGATGTTTCAACTCCTTTTACTGGAGATATCGTTTTTACATATATTCCAGTTGGAGCAACAACAAAAATTGTACACTTTATATTAGATGAAGTTGAAATTGCAACATAGACAATAGATATATCAAATCAACAACAATCTTTTATTATTCCTGCGCAATCTCATGATACACATACTTTCAAATGTTACTTGACTGCAACTATAAATGGTAGTACAGTAACATCAAATGAATTATATTATGAATTTATGTCTATTGTTCCTGGAGTTAATAGAGTTCTTATCTCTAGTTCATTTAATAAAACTTCAGTAAATCAATATGATTCTGTTCCAATTCCTTTTTATGTATATAATCCAAATAGTTTCTATGCTAATATTACTATTAGCATAGGAGGGACTATTGTATCAGTTCAAACTGTTGATAGAACAGAACAAACTTATACTTTTATTGCAGAAGAAAGCGGTTCAGTTTCATTTGTTATAGCTTGTGGGAATGTATCTAAAGTAATTAATTTTACAGTCTAGGGATCTTCTGCAAATATCGAAGCAGTAACTCAAGATTTAGTTCTTTATCTTTCTTCTCAAGGAAGAAATAATAGTGATATAATTCCACCTCCAACAGAATGGATTTATGGAGATGGAGCAGATGCAATAGAATGTACTCTTACCGGTTTTAATTTTACTTCAGATGGATGGGTAAAAGATGAAGACGAAAATTCAGTTTTACGTTGCTCTGGAGATGCAAGAGTTACTATTCCATATAAACCCTTTGAAAGAGACTTTAGAACAACAGGAAAAACAATTTAGATAGAATTTGCAACTAGGAATGTTATTGATTATAGTGCAGTCATTATGTCGTGCATGAGCGGTAACCGCGGCTTTGAATTAACATCACAGAGTGCATATCTTAAATCCTAGCAATCTCAAATATCAACTCAGTACAAAGAAGATGAGCATGTCAGAATTGCTTTTGTTGCTGAAAAGAGAGCAGAAAATAGATTGCTTTATGTATTTATAAATGGTATTCCATCTGGCGTTGTACAATATGCTGATAATGATGATTTCTCTCAAATTAATCCAGTTAATATTAGTATAGGTTCAAATGATTGTACTATAGATATTTATTGTATTAGAATATATGATAACGATCTTACTGATCATCAGATTTTAAATAATTGGATCGCGGATACTCAAATAGGAACTATTAAACGTGACCGTTATACAAGAAATAATATATTTGATCAATATGGGAATATTGTAATTTCAAAATTACCTACAAACTTGCCATATTTTATTTTAAATGCAGAATAGCTTCCGCAATACAAAGGAGATAAAAAAACTATCTCTGGAACATATGTTGATCCAGTTAATCCATCAAAATCATTCACATTTACAGGATGTCAAATTAATGTTCAAGGTACTTCATCAGCAGTCTACGTTCGTAAAAATTATGACTTACAGTTTAAAAATGGGTTTGATATGACTTCTAGTGGAGAACATGCTAGTAATTATGCTTTAAAAAATAATGTTATTCCTTTTAATAGATTCGTATTAAAAGCTGATGTAGCTTCTTCCGAAGGAGCTAATAACGTAGAGCTTGTCAGACTTTATAACGATTCATGTCCTTATAAAACTCCAGAGATGCAGCAAAATAACAAAGTCCGCTGGGGTATTGATGGACTTCCTATTGTTGTTTTCTGGAATAATACATCTACAGGATTAACATCATTTTTAGGAAAATATAATTTTAATCTTCCTAAACGTGCGCCTGGTCCTTACGGATATGAAGGTAATGATGAATCTTGGGAATTCCAAAATAATACATCTAATCTTATGTTATTCTTATCTGATTATTTTGATGAATCTCTTTATACTGATCCAGATACAGGAGAAACAAAAGAAAGATGGCGTTTTGATTACGAAGCAAGATTTCCTTCTGATGAATGGATTGATTATAGCAAACTTCAAATTTTATAGAGTTTTATTTATTCAACATATAGAGAAGATGCTACAAACGACAATCTTACTACTCCTGTTACATATCCTGGAACAAGAACAGAATACGTTGAAGTTATAGATCCTACAACAGGGGCAGTTAATTATGAAGAAAGAACTTATAGAGTTGATGTAACTTACGATAAAGATACATCAGATTATAGATTAGCCAAATTTAAAGCAGAATTTGGTAATTACGCGGAAATCGATAGTTTTATTTTCTATTATATATTCACAGAACTCTTTCTGATGGTTGATAGCAGAGCAAAAAACTTATTTATTGGTTTTCACGGAAGTCCTTCTAGTATATCAGGTTTAGGACGAAAAGCAGTAGCAGAACCATATGATATGGATACTGCTATTGGTACAAATAATGAAGGTACTCTTGTATTTTCTTACGGTCTTGAAGATACTGATTTACAAGATGGAAAAATTATTTTTAATGGTCAAAATTCTGTATTATGGAATAATTTAAGAGATGCTTTTTCTATGGAAATTAGACAAATGTATCAGCAATTAAGAGCAGCTGGTTTAAATTATTCATTAACAGAAAATCGCTTTGAAGAACATCAAAGTAAATGGCCTGAAGCAATATGGCTTTAGGACACTAGATTCAAATATATTGATCCTTTAGTAAATCCTGACCCAGGTAAGAGTCCTACGGGAGATTATCTTGAAATGTTACAAGGATCAAAAGAAGAACAAAGAAAATGGTGGCTTTTTAATAGATTCAAATATATGGATAGTAAATGGAATGCAGGAGACGCTCTCTCTCAGGTTATTATTTTAAGAGCCTACGCCAAAGCGGATATTACAGTCACTCCATATACAGATATTTATCCAACTATTAAATATGCTTCTTATGTAGTACAAGAAAGAGGACAAAGCGGTGTTCCTACATTACTTCCATGTCCTGTAGATACATTATTAGATACAGAAATTTCTATTTATTCGGCACCGCAACTTTCAAGTGTCGGAGATCTTGCTCCATTAGAAATTGGTTTTGCGAATTTTTCAGAAGCCACAAGAATTCAAGAAATAAAATTAGGAGATGCAAGTAATTTATATGATAATCAACAGCTTTATAATTTAACTCTTGGAAATAATGTATTACTTAAAAAATTAGATGTACGAAACTGTTCTGGTTTAGGTGCGGAAGGTCATGCTCAAAAAACAGTTGATCTTTCTAATTGTTCCATCCTAGAAGAGGCATATTTTGAAGGCACAAATGTTTTAGGTGTAACATTACCTAGTGATGGTGTATTGAAAAAAATTCATTTACCTAATACTATTAAAAACTTAACAATTATAAATCAACCTCTCATTAACGATTTTAGTGTTACTAACAATGACTATTCTCAAATTGAAACATTGAGAATTGAAAATTCTAGTTCTATTATTCCTGTCTTGGATATATTAGGAGATATAAAAGCAGGAAGCCGTGTGCGTATAATTGGTTTTACTACTACAGCCAGTACTACTGCTGAAGTAGAAGATTTTTATGATTATTTAGATACTATGAAAGGACTGAATCAGCAAGGTCTTAACGTAGATACTCCACAAGTACAGGGGATAATTACAGGTCTCGATACAATAACAGGCGCTTGGTTAGCACAAATGAAATCTCGTTATCCTAATATTGATATTACTTATAATCATATTACTTCTAATTTATATTATTATAACGGTGAAACTTTATACTACACAGAAAGTATTACAGACGGTGGGAATGGTGTCTATTCTGGAACTCCTACTAAGTCATCAACTCCTCAATATACATTCACATTTGCGGGATGGTCTAAAGATGATGATAATACTGTTGATGCAGACGCAAGAAATAATGTTACGGCAGATAGAAATATATACGCTTGTTATACAAATACTATTAGAACTTATACTGTAACTTGGAAAAATAGTAATAATAATACACTTGAAACAGACAATAGTGTACCATATGGAACAGTACCTACATATAATAGCGCAACACCTGTAGATCCATCTGGCCAAGGTTCTCCATTCGTTACGTGGGTACCTGAGGTTGCCGCAATTACTGGAAACACTACATATACAGCATCATATAAACCAGTTTATGTTGTAACTTTCAAATCTCAAGATGGTGCTACAACACTTCAAACTGTAAATGTTGTACAGGGCAATACAGCTACTTATACTGGAACCACACCTACTAATGTTGATCAAACAACATTCTTAGGTTGGTCTGACAGTATGAATTCTAATACTGCTGACGCTGTACTTACTAACATTCAAAGTAATAAAACTGTTTATGCAGCATTTGAATCTGTTGTAGAAGATATTGAAATACAAGACAGCTGGGATACTATTCTAGCTAATATTAATAATGGCACATATAGCACAGTATATAAACTCGGTAATTATAAACCATTAGATCTAGGTAGTACGTATGGAACTGTTAATATGCAAATCGTTGCCATTGATGGAGATGAACTTGCAAGTGGTGGTACTGCTCCGTTAACATTTGTGGCGAAGGAATGTTTACTCACTAAAAAAGCAATGAATAGCAGTAACACAGCAACAGATGGTTATCCAGCTACAAATGTAATGAAACCGTTTATTGATAATACCATCTATCCTCTTATTCCTTCTAACATTAAAGTTAGAATACAAGAAGTTAATAAGACATATTATAGTACAGTAACATCCTCTACAAAAATTGATGTAGAAAAGTTATGGATTCCATCTACAAGAGAAATTTTTGGTTATAATTATGTAGAATCTACTGGCGTTATATATTCAGATATATTTAAAGATAATACATCAAGAATAAAAACAGTAAATGGTACGGCATCTTATTGGTGGTTACGTTCACAAAATAGCAATACAGTAAATTTCTCTTGTGTAAACCCAGATGGAACTATTTATTCAACAGCTGGAATGCAAAATGAGCGCGGAGTAGTAATTGGCTTTTGTCTTGGTGAAGGCTACAAGTATTGGGATTATCTCAACTATACCAAAGATGATGTAAATATGACTGTTACTATTAATGGATTAAACACAGCTAAAATTGTAGAAGATAACTTACAAGAAATTACAATACCCGATACTATTGATGGGTATCATGTAATACTTAATTAATAGGGGGTGAGTAAATGGAAATAAATTTCGGTACAAGTGTTACAAACTGTTCTGTAATTTTTGATTTAAATGGAAATTATGGAATTGTTAATAATAATATGTGGATTCATGGAAATAACTGGAATGGATAGGCAAGAATAGCAAATGGAATAACTAAAGTGTCATTTAAATCTTCTTATGAACTTAATAAAAATGTACAAATTCCTAATAGTGTATTATATATAACTCTTGAATCTTGTCGAAATTTTAATCAAAACATACAAATTCCTAATAGTGTAACTAGTACCTATAGAATGTTTTATTCTTGCTATAATTTTAATCAAAACATACAAATTCCTAATAGTGTAACTAATACAAAAGAAATGTTTTATTATTGTAATGCAAAATTTAATCAGAATATTCAAATTCCCGAAGGGGTTATTGATGCAGATACAATGTTTTTTACTACAAAAATGAATGTAAATATTAAACTACCTAATAGTATAACAAAAGCTTCTACTATATTTGCCGCTAGTCCATTTAATCAAAATATTCAAATACCGAGTTCACTTACCAATCTTAATGCAATGTTTCAATCTTGTAAATCTTTTAATCAAAATATCCAAATACCAAATACAGTTACTGTTACTCAAAGAATGTTTGTATACTGTGGAGATAAAATAAATCAAAATATATTAATACCAAACAGCGTTACTAAAGCCCATTTTATGTTTGGTCTGTGTAATAAAATATCTAATATAACTCTTCAGCCTGGTATTGCAAATGGAGTATTTATTGGAGCTTTTCGAATAAATAATATTCAAACTTTAAATATTCATACTGATACTACAACAGCAATTAATTTAATTAATACCAATTGTATACATCAAAAAAGTATAAATGTGGATCAAACTTGGTCATGTATACGTCCAGATTGGGAAACAATAGATAATGGTTATCACAATTCATATTACAATGTATACATATATACTAATGCTTTTGATTAAAATCAAAAGCATTAAAAGGAGATAAAAGGATGAAAAAAAATAGAATAGATGTAATTATTCCAGCATATAAAGCACACAATACCATATTACGTACCTTATCATCAATAGCAGAACAAACTATTTTACAAGATGTAGATGTTACAATCGTAAACGATTGTTGCCCAGAGGGCGATTACTCAAAATTTGTAAAAATGTTTAGTCCGTATATGAGTATCAAAGAAATTAAACTTAAATAGAATGGCGGACCTGGTGTTGCACGACAATACGGGATTGATAACACCGAAGATGAGTTCTTTACATGTATGGATGCAGATGATACATTATGCGGTGCAATCGCATTAGAAATACTCAGAGAGGGTATTAATATAGATCCAATTATAAAATGTTGCTCTGCATCTTTCATGCAACTTGGAGATACCTTGCAAACTATGGTAGGTCATGCAAATGATATGGTCTGGATGTTTGGTAAAATATATCGCAGAGAATTTATTAATCATTATAAAATTAGATTTAATGACACTAGAGCAAATGAAGATACTGGATTCAATACTATAGTAAAACTTCTCTGCGATAATCCAAACGAACAAGTAAGATATATTACAGAATGTGTATATTATTGGCATAATAAAGAAGGTTCTATTACAAGAATCAATGATGGTCAATATGCATACGACCAATGTTTATGTGGATGGACTGATAATATGATCGATGCAATTAATCATGTAAAGAAATATAAGCCATTTTCTGGAGCAGCAATGCAGTGGACTGTTACTTGTATGATTAATTTATATCATTATTATATTGAAACGGTTGCAAGAAAGCCAGTATTTGCAGAACAAAATTGGGAATATGTTAAAAAGTTTTATCATGCTTGTTATAAACGTATTGAAGAAGATATTTCTGATGAAATATTTAGTCAAATGTTTAGTATGTGTTCTCAAGAAAAGTGGGCATCTGGTGCTTTAATTGGGATTATCCCGCATATTGGAATAAAAGAATTTTTAGAAAAATTAAAATCAGAAGAATATGATCCAGAACATATTTACGATGTATGGGAAAAAATGGAAAATAACCCAGAAACTAAAAAGCTTATTGAAAATAATGAAACTTGTGGTGTATGTAAAAAAGGATATACTAACAAACCTTTTGTATAATATATCCAATCAGTCTAGTGCCTAATCACATATCTTATTTTTGTAGCATATAAACTACAAAAAATTTTAGGACAAAAATAGAAAAACTTAACAACACTTTTTTCATGTAAAGTGTCAAAGAGAATAAAAGCACTTCAGTCTCATGAAAGATCATGAAGAACTCTGTTGTATTCGGCCTGGATGATCCACCTAATACAACAAGACGAATTGAAGGACTTCTTTGACTAGGGTAAAAGAAACTCCTTTCTTTCTATACAAGAACAAATTGCAACTTCACTTAAAAGAAGAAAGTTACTATCTTAATCTTTAAAATAGTAACTTTCTTCTTTATGAATAATGAAAATTTTCTTTTACCTATAATTTTCATTATTCAAATAAAAAATCTTTAAGGAGAAAAGTTATGGCTGTAACAAAAGTAGAAGATAAACTCGCTGCAGGGGCAAATCTTCAAACAACGGAAGGTATTGTTGGAAAATGTATCGCAGGAGAAACAATAATAAAATCAGATACTAATATTCAAGAAATACCTTCAAACAACTTGTAGGATTTTGTTGAATTAAATAAAACAAACTGAGGCTTAAACTAAAGGAGAACAAGATTATGCAATATAATTTTAATCCTTATCAGCAACCTAATACAATGTATCAAAATCAATATGGTCAACAGACATTGTATAATAGTAATAATACAATGAATAATCGACAAGAAGTAGTTAGAGTAAATGGAATGAACGGAGCAAATGCATATCAATTGCCACCTAATAGTAGTATTTTATTATTAGATGATTCTGCTCCTATTGTATGGTTAAAAATTACTGATGGCGCAGGCTATCCAACACTAACACCATATGATATAGTTCCGCATAAAAAAGATATAAAATAGGTAACTGATACAAGTTTATTAGAAGAAAGAATAAATAAATTGGAGGAAACTGTAAATGAATTACTCTCCCAATCCAATGTTGAACATGCTCAACCTATCAAAAGGATTAAAGAATCTAAATCAAGTTAAAAATATGATGAATATGGTTAGAACATCTCAAAATCCTGAATTAATGCTTCAACAAATGATAAATAATAACCCTCAGATGCAATAGATTATGAAATATATTCAACAAAATGGCGGAAATGCTAAAGATGCATTTTATAATATGGCAAAAGAAAAGGGAATCAATCCAGATGAAATACTGGCTGTATTACAACAACAATTTTAAAGGAGGACAAATCAAATGGGTGAAAATGGATTAAGTGCATCCGATGTTGCTTTATTAAATGGTAATAATGGTTTTGGTTTTGGAGATGGCGGAGCTTTTATGTGGATCTTCGCATTATTAATTCTTGCAGGTGGCGGATTCAATGGTTTTGGAAATAATAATTTCGCAAATGCTATTGGCTACGAAAACTTAGCTACCTCAAGTGAAGTTCAAAGAGGATTCGATAATCAAAATCTTCAAGCGCAGACAAGAGATATTCTCGCTGCTGTTAATAGTGGAACTGCTCAAACTGTTGCTGCTACCAATCAGACTTTCCATGATAATTTAGCAGCTATGCAAAATCTATACAATGAAACTTCCAGAGATATTGCGGGAATCGCTATGGGTCAGGCTAATCTATTAGCAAACCAGAACGATTGCTGCTGCAGTACTAAGATGTTGATTAATGAAATTGGTGCGGGAATCAACGCTAATATTGCTCAGAATCGTTATGAAGCTGCTATGAATACAGCTGCTATCAATGCTAATACAACAGAGCAGACTCAGAGAATCCTTGATGCAATCGCCCAAAACAAAATTGAAGCTCTTCAGAGTCGTGTAAATCAGCTTGAACTTCAACAGGCAACTTCCAACGTACTTAGATATCCAAATAGTTGGACATATAATGCTGGAACAAGTCCTTTCTGCGGATGCGGAGCAATGTAATATAGAGCGTAGTAGTACGCCATATTAAAACCAATTGATGAATATATGGGAAAGTACTACTATGTACTTTCCCATTTTTTTAATGTAAAGGAGAGAAAATATGTTACAAGGTTATAGTTTAAATGTTACTGCGGCTGCAGGTTCACCGTTCACAATATCTAGTGTTACTATTGAAAAAGGCTGTACTGCAGAATTCACTGGAACTGGATCAATTCAATTAAATAAATGTGGAGTCTATATGGTTGCGTGTAATGGATCTGCAGCTGCGTCTTCAACTATTCAATTAACTAAAAATGGTGTTTTACAACCCTAGGCTCAATCAACCGGAACGAGTCCCGCATTTGTAACATTGGTACAAGTACCTTCTAACAACACAAATTGTTGTTGTTCTTCACCTACTATTGTTCAAGTTTTTAATCCTACTACTGCAAGTGAAACATTAACTTCACTTAATATAGTAGTTACAAAAATATGCTAATATGAGTGGAAGATTTAATCCAGATTTTATGGATAGTATGGGATGTATGAGTTTTGCTATTGGTTTAATGAACCTTAAAGAAAACTTAGAACAATCTAAAAATAATGATATAATTGATTAGATTGGTAATAAAACAAGTACCCTTCTCGCTATTTTAGAAAAAGATTTAGAGCAACAAAATATAATTCTAGAACAACAGAATCAAATGCTTTTAGATATTATCAAAAGAGTATAGATTCTTTAGTAG